ACTTGATAGTGAAAGTATTGAAGCTATTCTTGGCACTAAAAATCTTGCAGAAGTTTTTGATTTAACTGGTTGCGGTAAGTCAAAGTGTATTTACTTTATTTCGTTGTCTGATCCCTCTAAACCTCTTAGAACTGTTACACAAAACAGTGTATATACATATCTATCTCATCAACGTTATAGTATTGTTGATAAAGATAATGGAGATATAGACGGCTCAACTAGTACGGCTGTTTATGCTAATGGTTTGTATCCGTACTTTACTGTAGATTTTAAAGAATTTTTCAAACATACAATGCAATCTGATATTGCTTCTGAAAATTGCTCTTACAAAAAATATCAGGTTGTTATAAAGAATTTGCCTACTTATCAGCTTTCTATACCTCTTGAAAATATAGATGCAGAAAAGTTTGAAGTTATATCCGTTCTTAATTCTA